TCTGTTAGATTCAACACCGTCTCCAAAAGTAAAACAGTTGGACCAGCTTAGACCAGTTTCTTGGCTAACATCTATAACTCTGTTAACAATAAAACGTCTTCTCAATTGCACGTTTTGACTAGTTGTTATTACACCACTATCAGTAGGTGGGCCCAGTCTACACGTAGTAAAACCGCCGTCAGGTCTATAAAACCTAACTCTAGCGTCTACGTAGTCTATTTCTACGTTGTTCTTGTTGTTTTTATTAAAGCCTTGAGCGTTTGCACCTATTCCATTTTCTGTTTGAACTTCAAACACTAAATTGCCATCAGAGTTTTCAAACCATCTTGTTAAGTGTATTGTGTTTGTTAGTATTCCATCACCTCTTCTAGCTTGCGGTAAATCTACAAACTCTACTCTACACCCAGACGGCGCAAATTGGCTAGCGTTTTGTAGCGTTAAGTACGTAGGTATAGCTTGACTAGCTTCGTAAAATATATTTAAGTCTAAAGATTCTTTTGGCTCAGTTTCAAATATAGCTGAAGCTTCTCTTGTAAACGATGAAGCAGCGTGAGCTTTTTCATCTATAAACTCTATGTCTGTTTTAGTGTTGAGGTCTGCATTAGGATGTGAACCACCAACTATAGGGCTATTAGCGCCTGCATTAGCTGGATTTTTATCTAATCTTAATACGTATACTGTTCTTCTATTACTAGCTTGGCCAAACTCTTTTATTCTATTAATAAGAGTTGTATCTTCACCGTCTACGCTTGAGGTTAACTTTGCTTTAGCCCAAGCAACAGCAGCCTCTTCAACACTGTCGTTGCCTCGAACAACATTACCCGCGTCATCATAAATCCACTTAGCTTTCCATGGCGTATGATTGTAGACATGCTTTATAGACACGTCAAGTATAGTGTACAAAGAGTCTTCAAACGTTGAAGTGTCATTTTTAAATCTAAACTTTTTACCTATGGCTAAATTTTTAATAAAGTTTTCTAGCTCCCTGTCTACTTCGCTAGCGCTATTAAAAGACCATCTTATAGGTGAAAACGTTGGGTCCCACTGTCTTTCATGATACTCCTTATATTTTAAGTCATAGCCTTTTCCAACACCTGGACCTGGTGCGTCTCCAGCGGGATCTTCGCCTACGTAGTTGTTTTCAAACTCAATAAACTTTACAGGATCTCCGTTTTCGTCGTTTCCTAAAGAATTTCCGTTTACATCTGTAAAAGCACCGCCACCCCATATTCCTTTTAAAAGTCCAGCTATACTGTTTTCACCTGCTACATCTACGTTATCTAAATTGCTAGCGCCATCAAAAGAGCCGTCATGAAGATTCTTACCTGGCGCAAAAAATGAAATATGCATAAAGTGCCCTCCAATCTCTTCGCCGTAAGTTTTATTTGTTGATGTAGAGTCGTATATATCGTCTTTCCAAACATAATGACCATCTATGTAGTCTGAGTCTGTTGTTATTATTCCTGGAATAAAATTTCTTACTCTGTCCGCCCAGTTAACATTACCTGTTTTAGAAAAAGACCAAGTAGTATTTTCGTCTAAGCTCCAAGGATAAGTGTCTTCTTCTGGGTTAAAGTCACTATTCCATTCAGCTTTGCTATATAAAACATCGTTAGCCGTTATTCCTTGACCTGCTTCTTTAGCATAGCCGCTAGAAGAAACGTTAGCAGCAGCCATGTACATGTTGTCTATGAAAAGTGTTTTTCCATAGCTACTAAGTAAGCCTTCCCACTCTGATGACTCGTTAGTTATACCGTCAACGCTAGCATGATCGCTAGGCACCGTGTCAGGGGTAGTACTTATTGTAGGCGCATTCAAAAGCGTGTTTGTTTCAGACGTTCCACTGGCGTCATCATACCACCAGCTAAACTTACTAGAAGCAGAAATAAACTTACTTTTAGAAAGAGAAGTATTTAAACTTAATATCTTATCTTTAATAATGTCGTCAGCCGTTATCTTAACAAAAAACTTACCAGCAAACTCTTCGCCATCTAGCTTTTCTTTTCTAAAAATACTAAAAACTAAGTTAGGGTTTAATGTTGGTCCATCTATAATTCCATCAGCTCCGTTTTCAGGGTCGTCAGGATTACTAGCTAATATAGCGTCGTCGTAAGATATTTTTTCAGCTAGCTTTAGTCTAAAAGCGCTTCCTATTTCAACTGAAACAACTCTATATCTTTTAGAGTGGGTTTCAAAACCACCTGGCTCTTCACGTTTCCAAGCTACATACAGATTGTCAATATCTTCTTTGTTGGTAACGCCAGAAACTATGGATTCATTAGATCCCAAACCTCTTATAATAGGATAACCAAGTCCAAACCACGTGCTTTTGTCTACTTCAATAACATCAACTTCTTTGTCTATTCTATGTGTTTCGTCTTGAAATAAGCCAGAGTCAGGTATTATAGCTCCAGCATCGTCTGTTTGAGGCGTTAAAGCTGTTCCGTCTGTGTTTGGTGCTTCGCCTAAAGGCAAGTATATATTAGAAATAGATTCAGGTGGGTCGGCAGATATATCTATAATTTTATATCTACTTTTTTGTTCTACAGGTATTATAGTAGAAGCGTCTATTCTTTTTAATATTAAATAATCTTCTTCTGTTATTTTGTTCACTTCAGAAGATGGAAAAGATAACCAAACGTGATCTTCATTATTTTTAAACTCAGAACTTAACGCTGGTATATACAACTTGTCCATCAGCAAATTGTAATATTCTCCTGACGTTTCTTTTATATAAAACTTAAAATACGAAGCCCAATCTGGAGCTGCTGATCTTATAGATCCTGTTAACGCTAACGGTGTGTAATAGTTAGGCGTTTTGTATCTTTCGTTTAGCCAAGGTATTTTAACAGAACTGTCACTAGAAGAAAAAACTGGAGTTTCTCGACCTCTTTCATCTCCGTAAACCACTCCTAGTTGATAATCTCTTAAAGACTTTATGCTTTCAACGCCTCCTTCTAAAAAACTAGTTTCTCTAGTGTTTCTTTTTTCGTAATTAGCGCTTAATTCAAAGCCATTGTCAACGTCATATCCTTGCTTGTAATTGCCGTAAACTAATCTGTTTCCAGTTATTTCTTGAGCTTTAGCAGACTTAGGCACGTTGTCCCACGGCCTTAAAGCTTGATTTTCAGGTAAAGCAGCGTATATGTTTTCTGTAGTAACTAAATATCGACCTTTATTTTCTTCTACTATAAAGCCTTTATATATATCGCTTACTCCTTGGTACGAACCTTCAGCATAAAACTCTTTGTCTTTTCTTTTTACATTGGCAATAGAATACACAACGTTTGAGTTTTCGCTTTTGTAAAGCAAATCAACTTGAACAACGTCTTTGGGTATATCAAAAGGCACAAAGTCCATTAGCTCTATAGAGTCTATAGAATTAGACATAGACAAGTTTCTACTTTCTTTTTTTGAGTAATAGTTTTTACTATTAGCATCTTCTTTGTGCTTAGCGCTAAAAACTACATTAGTAAAAGGTCCAAAAGCAGAATATTCCCCGTCGGCATACTTGTATCTGTAACAGAATCTAGGCAAAACTTTTTCAAATATACCTCGCTCTGACTTATCTTTATTGCTATTAATTTTTATTGTTGGAGGAGATTTAGGCCTGTCTTTTATTACTGTAATGTACTTTTCTGTTACAAGCTCATCTGTAGCTACGCCATCAACCACTAGCTTTGTATGTTCTGCTATAGGTGATTGACTTTGGTTTGTTCCAAGTTTGCTTAGCTTTATGTTTATTTTTTTAGGCTCTCCAACTCCGTCTGTCCAAAGAAGAAAGTCATCTATAATATTTATTCCAGTTATATGTGTATTAGGAAATTTTAAAGCAGCGTTAATATTTTTTTTGTTAGAATCAACAAAAACTAAAGAAGAGGTTTGCTCTAAGTCGTTCCACTCTAGTATTACATCAATATCTTTAGAAGAAGCTAGCCAGTAAATTTTGTTATTTTTTTCGTCAGAAATAGAGCCAACGCAAGTAAAATCATCACTTGTTAAAGCTCCGCTAACCATAGTATTACCTAAAATACTTTGAACAGTGCCTACATTGGCTCCTTCAGAAGTAGAAACCTCAACGTTCATAGCGTCTCTGTACTCACCTTTAGACACTAATCTTTCGTCAAGGTCTTGATTCATTTTACCTTTTAGAAACGTGTTTTTTATTTCAGCCATTTACTAGTGTTTTATCTGCTTAGACTTTCCTCTAAGTGTTTGAATAAGCTCTTTAGGCTTTAAATTTGAAAGCCTTAATTTAGCTTGTCTTGTTGAAGCGAACTTTTCTTTTTTAGCTCGCTGAACTATATATTCTGGAACATTTAACTTGCTAGCTAAAACGCCATAAGTTATCCACTTGTACATAGCGTCTTCAGCAAACTTATGAACTTGCATCTCGCCGTCAGTGCCAAGACTATCACTTATATAGTCTAATATCACAGTTTTTCCAGCAATGTTAGAGCTAAAATTAATTTTTCCTAACCTTTGGTCAATATAATAAGAACCATTTATTTGAGCTCTTGTTGGTTCAAGACCATATCTTTCACCTTGCTGAGGCCAGTAAGTATCATCCTCGTAGTCTTCAGTTTGATTTTCGTGAGGTGTGTTAGCTTTGTAGTTGGTCCAAGTAGAAGATTCAAACTCATTTGGAGAGGTTAATTTTCCTACAGGTAGAGCAGTTGCTATAGATACTCCAGAAACCTCTGAAAACACTTTTAACTGCCTACTTATTACATTAGTGTTATTTTCTGTCCAAGGAGCTATACATATTATTGTTAAATAAACATCACCGGTTATATTTGTTAAGTCTAGCTCGTCTTCTGTTATTTTTTCTCCTGTTTCTCCATTTGACCACTCTAAATATCCTATATCGTAATAATCTATATTTTTATTTGTGGTGGCAGTTCCAGGCGCACGATCAGTATGCCTTGTGTTTTCAGACGGTGGCTGTGTGCTTAATCCAATTCTAACAGTCGTTCCAGGCGTGTTAAAAGTACCTGTGGTAGCGCCAGCAGGATAAGGCTCAACGTCATTGCTAGTAATTTCTTGCGTAGAAGCCGCTACTGTAGTGGCTGTAGCTGTTAAATCGACTAGAGTAAAATCAGTAACATCTATTTTTTGATAACAATAAGTAACAAAAGATCCAAAGCCATATCGATATGTAGGGTGTTGCTCTATAACTAGTTTGTCGTCGTCGTTGCTTGCTGCCTGCGTAAAGTCGTTTAAACCGACTATTTGACCTATTTGTTTAGGATTGTTAATTATCCAACCATTTGATTTGTTTAGCTTAAACTGACTTGAAGTGTCAATATTGTATTCATACTCTCCATCAGCGTCTTGAGAAATTTGAAAAGGGTTTGATGTATCGCTAGTAGGGTATAAAGGATGCTTAACGCCTGCAGAATCAACCCAGCTAATTTGAGTATAGTTAACGTAATCTTTTGGCAGCTTCATTGTTAAGCTTGGCGGTACATCTATTTGCTGAGCTTTAATCGATCTAAGAGTATCAAAAGAAAGCTCTGCTAAAGCTCTGTACGCATGAAACTGAACGTCAGTTCTACTAACATTGTTTATTATTTTTTCATCACCAACATATACCACCATAAACTGGCTAATAATATCGTTTAAAGAAACAAACTGATAACCACCTAAGTCACCAGTTTCATAGTAGTCAAAATCTTTATTATTTATATAGCCCATTTATTTATCTTTTTTGTTGTAAAACTGTGTTTTGATCAGCCTGGCTAGCAACCTGAACTAAGCCAAAGTCTTTTATAGAAACGCCAGCATGTTGAAGTACTTTTAAAATCAAATCTCTTTCTTCAGATTTATCTAGCTGAAAATGACGAGTTGAAGCGTTTGAGTTATATATAGCTTTATCGTTAACAACCATATACGTCCAGTTAGGATCGGCTGGCTTTTTGTAATAAGAAAAGTTAACAGTAGCGTTGCCTCCTAAGTATGCTGATTGCGGGTTAGGATTTATAAATATTGTATTACCTATTTGATAGTAGTTAGGTCTAAAGACTGTAGGTCTAGTTAAATAGCCGCTTGAGTTTATTTTAGTTGACTCATCTCTAGTTATTTTTTCAACGTATACTAGCCCTTTGTCTGTCACGACATCAACAGTAGAAGCTTTATAGCATTCGGTTGGCAAACTCCACCCATTACCACTAGGCGTTAGCTCAATGTTGTAAATAAATCTAGATAGTTTTTCTTCTATAATTTCTACAGAGTCAGGGGTAAACTCAGAGCTAGAACTTGGCACTGATCTTTTAGCTTGATCTAAATCGTAAAAGTATTGCTCAAATATTTCCATCTGAGCCTGTCTGGCGAACAAATTAAACTCTTGAGGCGTGATATAACCCCTTTGTTCTTTGTTAGCTAATGCTAACACTGTTTGATATACCGTGTCTACGTTTGCAAATTGCGCCATTATGTTTTATTTTTATAGTTAAGTAACCACCCCGAAGAGTGGCTACTCTACTATAGGATGATTACGCGTTTAATCGCTTTTCTATGTTGGAGTATATCTCCATACCTTCATCTGTTTTAAACCACGCGGCTAAAGCAGAATATGGGTGTTCATCAAACGGAACCGTCATTAGTTTTCTATCATTAGATCCCCAAAGAAAATCACGCTGATTGTTAGAAAGCTTTAATATTCCTAGCTCTGTTGCTTTAATACCAAAGTTTCTTAACATAACATTATCGTCATTAACAAGTTCTAAGAATAAAGAAGGATTTCTTTTAGCATATAACAGTAAATCTCTTTTAAGCTCTTTAGAACTCATCTCTGTTACCTTAGATCCTAATTCTACACGCATTACCGCTTCAGCAATATCTATGTCTAAAGATCTTGCAGCTACTAAAGCTTCTACTTCTAATTCTAAAATGTCAATTTCCTGAGCAGCAACTTCAACTGGTTTATGTTCTTCAAACAGCTTTCCGTTGTGCGGGTGGTATAAGCTCAAAAGCTTTTGTAATACCGTTTTTGTTTTAGGAACAAACAACTGACCATTCTGAAATATAATGTGTTCAAGTCGTTGCTCTCCTTTCATTTCATCTACAAAACAAGTTCTTTGATTAGAAGTGTACTTTAACTCACGCTCGTAGCCTAACTTTTCATCAAAATAAAAAATATTACTACCTCTTATTAAATAAGTTAGTGGAGTTTTGTTATTTCTAAGATAGTACATTCTATCTTTTATCTCCCAGCTCTCTTCATTGTTTTGTTTATCAACAACAGGTTCTTTAATAACAACCTCTTGCATTTCATTTGTAGCTTTTATTTCTGGCTGTTCTACTTCAGCTTTTTTTGTTTGTTTTTTTGCCATGATATAATATAATAATAATTAAAAAAAAAAGATCGAGAGCCGAAGCTCCCGACCTTAATAATAGTGTGATTAGTTTAACAACATGAAGTTGTTAGCACCTTGTACTACTAAACATCTTTCAGATAAGTAGTGTACTTCCATAACGTCTTTTCCTGAAGTCATAGCTCCTACAGAACCTGTTACCCAAGTTTTGTATTTTCTAGATTCAGTTTCAGACTGACGGTAACGCACGTGTAAGAAAGGACGCTTAAGGTTCTTTCCTAATTGCTCGTCATATACTGAAGATACGCCCGCTGGAATTACAACTCCACGAATGTTGCTTACAGTATCGTTAAGAGCTCCACGAGTTCCTTTGTCGTTCAAGTAGCGGAAATCAGACTTATAAAAGTCGTAAGAACCTCTACGGAATCCAGAGAAACCTAAGTTTAACGCCATGTCTTCTTGGTTGTCAAAAACACCGTAAGAAGTACCACCAGCACCATAAGAGTTCATAGAAGCTAACATATCGTCTATAGCAAGAGAAGTTCCTCTGTCTACAAATAGCATGTTTTCTTCGATAGCACCATTTTGGTCAAATGTAGCTAAAATTTGATCAAATTCAGCTAAATCAGTAGCAGCGTTAACACCAGTAATACCAGATGACTGGTGACCTCTACTTTCAATAGCAGCAAATAAACCTTCAGTACCATCAGAAGTACCTTGATCAGTACCACCAATTGCACCAGCGCCAGCAACAGCTTTTTCTGCTTCTAGCATAGTCATCTCTAAATAATCAGAGAAACGAGCTCTAGTATCACCTGCGGCTTTTAAATACCATAAGTAACCACTTTGACCTTCTTCACCAGAAATTTCAACCCAACCAACTTGAGCAGCATCAGATCCAGATACTTCGTAGAAGTCCTTCATGATGATGTGCTTGTTTGAGTGAGACTTGAATTTTGGCGCGTTAGCAGCTGATCTTCCGTCAGTTCCTTTTTCAAATTCAGAACCAATAACTAAGATTCTTACAGCTCCTGCTGTAGTAGCAGTAGAACCTAAAGCTGTAGTCATGTTTGCAGCTCCATAAGCGATAACTCTAATTTGATCATCGTTATCATCATCAGGATCGATTGCAGAAACATAACCTTTTGCAGTAGCACCAGCTACGGACATGATAACCATATCACCTACTCTAATACCGTGGTCTGCACCAACTGCATTTCCATCTATGTCATTAACGATAGTATAGTCTGTGTTGTTGTCATCGTAAGTAGCAGTGTAAGCTAAGTGTAGACGACCTTGTTCAGACCAAACCACTCGGTCAGAAGCAGAAGGCTCTTCAGCACCTACTTGAGCTAAAAATCCTGCGATAGTTCTTTTACCATAGACTTCAGCTTCTTGCTCCATTAAGTCTGGTAAGTATTGTTGTGCCCAGCCTTCAGTAGCTGAACTTGTAAAATCAACGTAATTAGAGCTTAGCGTCTGTTTTCTAGGCGCTGCGTCTATTCCGTTTGCACTTGTAATTGCCATTTTTTTATAGTTTTAAATGGGTTAATAAATTATTTTCTGTTTTTAATTTTAAACTTAAAATCAGAAGAATTTTGGCCCAAAACTTTAAACTTTAATCCGCCAGTATTAGCTTCTCCGCCGTGTTCTTGACGAGGATTCATGCTAATATTTTTAGCTTTAGCAACACTATCTTTTAGAGCGTCAGCTTTGCCTTGCTCGTAAAAATGCTGTGCTATAGCATCTGGGTTCATAGCTGTGTATAAAGATTTGTGATAACCTTTAGCGTCAGAGATTGTATTGTCTTCGTTCAAAAACTTTTTGATGAAGTTGTTAATGTCACTCTGTGTTTCTTTAACCGACTCTTTATTTTTAACATTAAACCTGTACTTTTTTTCACCGACGTTATATTCAAAACCTTTGAACTTGTCGTTGAAAAGATTATCAGTTTTTTGTTTAAAAGTACTAAGTCGCTTTTCAGCTATTTTTTTGGACTCTTCCGATTCCTTGTTATACCTATTGAAAAAATTAATAGCTTTTTGTTGTTCTTTCGTCAACTTTGAGCCATTTTTAATTTCATCATAGTAGTTGGATTTTACACTCTCCAAGTGGTTCTTTGCCTGAGCAACTTGCTCCTTCAAAGCTAATTTCTTTCTTTTTATATCTCTATCCTCGTCGATTTCCTCGTCAAAAGAAAACTGATCTTCCATCATAAAGTCTATTTCTTCTGCGTTTAGATGAGGCTTAGTCTGTTTATAATATTCTCTTAGAAGAGTTAAATTATCTAAACCAGAGTAATCTTTGTTTAAGTTAACATAGTCTTCTAATGTACCGCCAGTATCGTTCATAAAGTCAACTAACTTTTGAATGTTTTCTGGTAGCGGCTGACCAGTAGCCTCAGCTTCTTCTACGGCTCCTTCTACTTCATCAACCAACTCTTTTAAAGCCTCGTTCGGCTCTTCATCAGTAATTTCTTCTAGTACTGCGTCTTGTGCTTCGGCTTCCGGCTGTACTTCTTCTTGTTCCGGTGTGGCGTCGGCACTTTCATCGCTTCCAACCACTCCTGTGTCGTCAGCTGGGCCATCTGCAGCTTCTGTTGTTTCTTCTGGTTTTTCATCTTCAATTGGTTTGCTTAAGTCTACTTTGATAACGCTGTCATCTCCAGCGCTTTCAAATTTACTTTCATCAACTGTTTCTACAGTCTGCTCTTGTGTAGTTTCTTCAACTACGTTTTCATTCTCTTCCATAATATAAAATATAAATTAGTAATTTATTTAGGCTCGTATGCTCCTAGATTAAATCCACTTCCAATAGTATCATTACCTGATGACTCAAAGTTTTTAGGTGGTTTACCTGATTTTCTTTGATCTATAAGCTCTGATTGTTGCGTAGCTTGGATTTTAGTTCTATTATCTTTACGATCTTCTTTTTCTTTTTCTCTATTCATCAGCGTCTGATTATCCATAGCTCTTAACTGCATGTTATACTGAAACTCTTGCGCCATAAGTCTTTCTTTAATAACAGACTCCGCCTGCAATTTCTGAGCGTCAAGCTGCGCCTGCATTTGAGCTAGCTGAGCTTCAGCTTGCTTAAGCGCTTGTTGTTTTTGCACTTCCATTTGAGCAGAAGCTTGTTGCTGTTGTATGTTAGCTTGAGACTGAGCTTGAATATTTTGTTGTTGTATTTGCTGATCTCTTTGCATTTTTTTCTTTCTACGTATCTTAAGAAGTTGATTAGCAAGTTTGATGTTTTTTATCTCTCTTAAATCAATAACGTCTTCTAAGTCTATCGTTTGTTGAGCTAAAGCTTGTTGTATGTTATTTTCTAGCTTAGCTTGCTCTTCTTCGTCTGGAGCTAAATCTAAAAATATACCAAAGTCATATAAGTGTAAGCTGCTCATTTCTTCTAGCGTAGCTACATTGTGTACGCCAATACTTTGAATAAAAGCATCTTTCGTAGGTGAATACTCTATTATATCAGATATTCTTAAAGACAAAGCTTCAGCTACTTCAGTTGTTAAATACAAGCCAGAATTTAATATATGTCTTGTTGCTGTATTACTATTTGCAGCTGCTAATTTTTGTACGCCAACCAAAGCCCTTTCGTCTGGCATGCTACCATCACGAGCTTCATTAAGACCCGTAGTATCGCGTATCATTTGTAGATAATAGTTGTAATTACCTATTAATGCTTGTATCTTGTTACCACCAGATCCAGAAGTAATTTCTTGAATAGGAACTCTACCAGGATTCATGTCACCTTCACTTGTGAATGACCTGCCAATAACAGAACCTGTTTGAAAGAACATGTTTAAGGCTTCTTGCGGATTGTAGTTAGTTCCATTACCTAAGTCTATTTCAGCTAAACCATCAGCGTCAAGATAAACACCATCTGGAACCATTTTAGACATTACTTGCTGCAGCTTTAAATGTGTAAGCTGAATCATATCTGCAAAGCCTGTAATACGCTTAACTAAAGACTCTATTTTACCTTTGTACATTCTAGGCGCTACAATACTGTAGTTCATTTTAACTTTAGTAAAATCACTTTTAGGTCTCATCATGTTCCTTGACATCTCCCATTTAAGCAATTTGTTTGTCCCTAAAACTATAGCGCCTTCGTACAAGCACTCTATTGATCTTTGTAATTTAGAAAAGTTTTCAGCGTCTTCAGGCGGATTAAAGGTATCGTCTTTTTCTATAACTTTATTAGCCCCACTACCTGTTTCTTTAACTTTATATACCTCGTTCATGTACGTTTTATAATTAAAATACAGTACAGAAACTTTGTTGTTGTCTTGATTCTCATAACCTCCACCTCTATGTTTATTAGTCTGAGGAGCTGAGTTTGTTTCGTTTATTTCTTCTAGATCAGATTGCTCTAAATGCGGAAATTGTTTAGCTAATTCATTTATAGGTATTGTTTTAACTTCACCAACATAATATATGTCATCAAAGTAAGGAGATTCTGTGTAAGAGTAAACCAAGTTAGCTGGGTCAACATAGTCTATAATTACACCTTCAGACGTATTAAAACTAGTTTTTACCGCACCAATACCTAATACAGTTAGATCGTAAAAAAATTGCTTTTTAATTAAATCGTACTTGTTGCCTTCCATTAAAACTTTTATAGCTTGCTCTTCAGCTATTTCTACGGCTTGCTTATACGTTAGCTGCATGTGAAGCTCTAGTTCTTCTTGTGTTTGTGGTAAGGTTTCAGGGTCGTTCTCATACAAGTTCATGCCAAACTCTTCAGCAGCAAAATCATTCATTTCTCTAGCTGCCATGTCGCCAAGTATACTTTCCATATACTCTGTTCGTTTAGCTACGCCATTAGGATCTTGGGAATACGCTTTAATATCGTACACGCGTTCTGCTATGCCGTTAACCACAATGTCTACAAACTTAGGTATAATTGGCACCGGCGTCCAGTCTAAGTTTAAATATGATAAGTCGCCGTTTATAGAAAGCTCGTCTTTGTATTTCTTTATTGACTGTTCTCCTCTAGCGTATAATCTTAACCTATGAAAATCATTTTGATAGCTTTCGTACCTGTCGGTTCCGCTATTATCGTTAAACCACTCTGACTCTATAGCTTTAGCTACTTTTAAACCGTAGTCGTAACTTATTTTTTCTGCGTCGCTAACAACTTGACTTGGGAAATAATTTTTTATAACAGACTCTGCCATATTTTTATTTTATTATTTTTGATGTGTTACCAGTGTTACTATATCTGGATATGTTAATGTTTAACTTTGGTTTTTTAACTTCTCCGTGTGGTCTATATAAATGTCTATTGCAAGCCATTATAGCTAAACCAGAACTTATCGCGGCATCAAACTTTGTACGTTTATTTATATCAAACCTACTCCATTCGTTTAGTGTTTGGTTAAAATATATGTTACCATAATTACCATCACCTAAATGCCCGACGTGGTCTTGTATGTACATTTCTATTGCCGCGGCGTGAGCTTGCTTAATGTCTTCGCTAGAGTTTGGTATACCACCAACTTCTTTTTCTGCTACAGATAGCTTGTTCCATACTTTATCTGGTCTATTCATACTAAAGCCTCTATATCCTCTACGTTTTAAATAGTAAAGTAATCGAGGTTTGTTGTTTTCCGCAAGTAATGGCATACCATAAAATACTAATGCCATCAATACATCTTCAAAAAATATTTCAGCGGTTTGTGGTCTTGCAATATATTCTAAGAACATGTGATTTGGTGGAGCGTCTTCCATAGAAAACTTTGTTAAACCATGCAAAGCACCTTTAGATCCTTTACCGTCTACAGTTCCACTAATATCGTAGCTATCACACCCAAATGCACCAACGTGCTCGTTACCCGGATATTTAACTCCGTTCTTTATTATAACTCTATTCTGAAGGTTTGCAGGTGGTACCCAACTAATGTTAAACCTACCTTTTGGATCTGGATAAAAAACAACTTTTGTGTCTTTCACTCCGTTCACCCATTGGAAATTACCTGTATTAACTACAGAGCTATTTCTAATGCCTTCATTATAATCTATTTGTTCGTATATCTTAACTAGGTTGAAT